AAGTATTTTGAGTAAGTGCAGAAAAATCTATGTTTCCCAAAGCAGAAGGGAAAAGATGAGTTATTATTGTACCATTATCCCCTTTCCCTGCAAGTAACTCAAAAGCAGTCAGGACTCCTGTGACTTCGGCTGGTATAGAATAAACAGCAGTTCTACTTAAATTATTTCCTATATCTGTCTGTGCAAGTAAATCAGAGCCATTTTTCAATGTAATAGTTCCAGCATTTTTACCACCAGATCCAACACTTACTATCAAAGTACTATTTATTCTGAAATAATCATTAATTGTTGTTACTGGAGTAGTTCCGTCTAGCAAAACAGATTCAAATAAATCAACATTGTCTGTTATATTTCCTCTAACCAGCATTACCTGAGCACCTGTCCCAGCTGAAGTATCATCAGTAGAATCACTTTCTATAATCATTTGTACTGCAATACTCGGAAACGGGTATCTCACAGTCATTCCATCCCCTAAGACTTGTTCAGCTCCTGCGCCTATTCCTACTGAACTTACTCCGAATACTTGCCTAAATTCAGTTCCAGGTATTAAACCGAGGGCTATATTAGTAGGAAAGTCACTACTTGGAAAATTATCTACTGGAAATCTATTAGAAGTACTTACTTGGGTTCCTCCTTGTGTGGGAGTAGAACCAGTAAAAACATCAACTCTTTTTGTTCCCTGCTGTAATGGGTGTGCCATTTTTCTTAAGTCTGACTATAGAATTTAGAATCAATTGTAGCTGCTGCACCACCAGCCTCAGATACAAAGTTTAATCGAATTTGTTTTATTGCAGTTTCTTTAACATATAATAAATAAGTACCATTAGCTGTTATAGTTACTACATTAGCAGAGATAGCCAATCCAGATACTGTGGAGTCTTCAATTGGTAGAATAAAAAAATTAGTTCCATCAACTGAACCTTCAAGTTGAATAACAACATTAGTATCAATAGTTGCTACAGTAACTTGTACAGTATGGTCTGTTGATCCTTCTATTGTAACGGAATCTGTAACACCTACAGCAGTTAATTGTGTAGCGGTCTCTGTCCATACATAAACTCCACCTTCGTTAATCCTTTTTAAAGTAACCATAATAATTAAATAAATCTCTATTACTTTTTAATCTTTGTTATATTCACGTTAAGATACATATTTTAAAAATATTTTTATTCCAGCAATAAATATTACAAGTATAATTCCTCCTCCGAATATAAATTTTAGTGTTGACATTATTCCTTCTTGTTTTGCGAGTCTTAATTTTATACTTTCTATATCTGTATTTGTCTTTCCTACAAATCCTTTATCACTAATTAGAAAATCCTTTAACTCTTTGAAACCTACTACTAGATTATCAACCTTTTCTTCTATCCTTGCCATACGTTCAGCCATTGTTACCATCATCCATAAAATATGACTATGAGAAATAATGCTAAGGATCCTCCGATTCCTATCCCAGCAGTTATGTAAGCAAGAAAATTTAGTATGGGGTGTTTAGGAAGCTTTTCATCAATTCCTTTTATCCCATTGATTATAATGTTATACTTATTTTCTAAGTCATTTATACGTGTTTCGTGGTCTATTGCTGTTTTTTCTAACTTTGTTATTCTTTTTCCGTGAGATTCAACCATTTATGTAAGCCCTCCGAGCAAATAATCTTACGAAGATATAATAAATTCTACTAACAATCCATCCAATTATCTTTTTATTTTGTTTTTTATAAGCGGAATACATTACGTTTTTTAATTGAAGGTCTGCTTGTTTTCTTGTTTTTCTATTGACTACTTCATTTCTATATTGTCTGTCATGTAAATAACATCCGTAATTATGATTAACTCCAAATAGTTTGTCTGGGGAATAAGAGCAGTAATCTTCTTCTTTATTATAACTAAGCATTTTCCAATTCCTCTATTCTGCTTTCTAATTCTGTTATTCTATCTTGAAGTTTTCCAAATGCAGTGTTTTCTTTAAATGTTCTATTTTTCTTTTTTCTTTCTTTTAGTATTGTTGTTTTAGATTTTGCCATTAATAAAAGTTGTATTTAGAAGCCCAATGATAAAGTATAGGAACTTTATCTACTGTTGAATTCAGAGTAGCTTTTAATTTTAGTTGAGTTCCAGTATTTGAAAATCTGTGAATTTCGTTTGGGGTAACAGCTTCATAATTAGAACCGTTATCTGCTGATAAAAAATAATCAATTGAACCATTAGTTGTATCATCCGAACTTGTTAGAATTGCATTTGTAATAGTCGAACTAGAAGTTGTTGCGGAACTAACTAAATCTTTTGCTACGATAGAATTCAATAAATATCTTAAAAAATGAACTTGCATAGTCATACTTGCACTACTACCAAGACTACCAGTTTGATTAAGGAATAAATCTATACTCCAAGTTGCCCCATCTGATAGAGATGTTATGTCAATAGTAGAACTACTCCCTGCTCCGTTTATATCATCTGTGAAAACAATTGCCTCATTTCCAGTTGGGTCTATTTCTATTCTAATATCTTCAACTGAGAACGTAGCAGAAAATGATTTAAGTGTTAATGTAGTTGAGCCGTCAGTTATTCTTATGGCAAAAGTATCAACTGGAGCTCCACTTACAGCTCCTTCCCAACGAGTAAAAATAGTACATTGTTGATTAAAATCTATAGAATTTACTTGGTCTGCTGTTGCTTGTGCACTACCAGTATTAGTTCCACTCCAAGTAAATCTTAATTTTCCACCTGTCTCACTGACGGCACCAGTCCCAGAAGTAGAAGTACTCCAAATATTTGAATCAATAGAACTATCTTCAAAATCATCAGAAACATTTGCTCCAAAAATTGGAAAATCTACAACATCTGAATTCCCAGTATCAATTTTTGCAGTATCTTGAAGTGTATCATAAAATACTCTAAGAGGGGAGATTATTCCATCTCCATTTAACAGTGGATCAAAACCAAGTAAATCTGCATTAAAAAGTAGTTGTGCATTATCCGCAAAGTTAGAACCAAATGAATTCATTACCTCGTCTGCACTTGCATTCTGTCCTGATATTATTCCTGTCATATTATATTAAATTATTCCTCATTTTTAGGTTTTGTTATATTGTATTATCAACTATATGTTTATTTTTAGCTGTATAAATAAATTGGTCTGAATCACTTTTTGATTCTTCACTAAATTTATCTATTCCTTCTACTTGTGGAGTTGTATCTTGATTAAATGTTCCAAATCCATCAATTAGAAATCCATTTGCTTCTGTGCTACTAATAGTAGAACGATGAGCAACTGTTAATGCAATCGTATCAGTAATTGGATAACCAGTATCTTCTACCTTTAGTAAATCTGATATTGCCCATTGTCTAAGTAAATCATAAAGTACGTCTCCCGCTATGAATGTATCAGTTGAATTGTTTGTTGTTACTTCTATTATGAAGGTATCGACATTCCCTGTTACGGTACCTGTTTCAGATAAATCTTCTACATTTACTGTATTAGAAGTAATCCAGTTGAAACCTATTACTAAGTCACTTACCTCTTTTGTTAGGCTAAAATAATTAGAAGTATCCGATCCTAACTTGATCTCAAGAACTGTTCCACTCGTTAAAAATTTATCTAATGTAGTCTGGTCAAGTATAAAAAACCAAAGTCCAAAAGGCTGTGTTATTGTTATATTATTTCCAAGAGATGATAGATCAGCTATTGTCCAAATCTTTGTATCACTTGTATTATTTGCTATTAAATTTTGAGATGTGTCGTCTGAGAGTCCTGCACCTGGTTTAAAGGTTGTGGTGTTATCTGTTGTGTTATCTCCTCCTGAACTTCCAGTTAATTGATTAGCTCCGTTGTCGTTAACTGTTCCGTTTGAAATAGGAACAGCTTGTGTTAAATCTGTATCTGCTATTGTTGGTTCTGATTGTTCTTGACCAATTTTTACTGCATTTGGCTTACTTAAAGATGCATCTTCGTATGTACGATTTAGAAGTATTTTTATACCACTGTTAGTGTAACTACTTGCCATAATATTTTATCCTTTTTTCATTTAAATTCTTTGTCATATTATAAAGTCCTCTATTTTTATTTCACTTATTTCACCAGTACTAGCAGCATCTTCTGTTATTCTAAATCTCAAATCTGTTCCAGTGCTCGTAAAATTATGTGCAACTCCACTAGAAACAGTTTCAAAATTAGAGCCACCATCTGCACTAAGTTCATAAGTAAACGATCCGCTTACTTCTGTGCTAGTTAATTTTGCAGTAGTTATAGTTCCGTTGTTGAATTCTATAGATGTAGAAAGAGCTATTTGTCCAGAAGTAAATGTTACGCTTCCTGTATTTGACCAACTAGCTGTTCCTGCTCCTTCAAAGTCATCATCTAAAAAGTCTTCTATATAAATTCCACCACCTTGTATTAATTGAAATAATGTATCTGTTCCTGGTAAGGTTTCCCCCCAATCCTGAGCATCCCAAGTACCAAATGTAGGATTATCCCATATTAATGTGTCTCCACTTACGTCTCTTTTATCGAATCTAAACCATTCTCTACCTATTTTAATTGTCCTATTTCCAGCCCTTAAATGAATTACTAATGTTTCTTCTTGAGCCAATTTCTCTTCTATTCGTTTTATTCTATCTTCTATACTTATTTGCCATTCCTCTATTTCTAATGGCTCTGTGTTTACTTCTACTTCGTCAAAAGCATAAGGAAATGTTTTTCTTATTCTGGTAATTATAAATGTTTGGTCTATTCCTTCATCTATATCAATTACACTCACAGTTTGCCCTACCTCTAAATCTATTACATTTGTAACGTTTAAAGTCGTGCTTAAAAAATCAACTCCGAATCTTGCTAAAAAAGTATTTAAGTAATTTTCTGCATCTGTAACTTTAACTATGTCTTCTTTATCAATCCTTACTTCTAGACCAGTATCTATTGGATTTTCTCCCTCAATAGCCAGTGGACTCAAAAAAGATACTTCTGCTACTACTGCTTCACCTCCTGTCATAGGGACTACAAAAGTTATATTTTTATTTACGCTGTCTAGAAAATAATCTGCATCAGGTGATTGATCTTCTAGTCCACCTAATTTTTCTACTCCGTCCACAGTTACCTTTATACTGGTTGCTATTTCAGATAAATCGAAAACCGTTTGAGATGCTGTCGCGGTAAATGAATCCGTAGTCTGGGTTTGAACTGGTCCTCCAAATAACTTAGCCTTTTTGACTCTACTTTCTCCATCTCGCTTCCATCTTGGGCGATTTACTACGTTGGTTCCTACGGTTAAAGTATCTGTTCCAGCTCTAGTTCCTTTTGGTTCAAAGTGTTCTTTATCTGTGGTAGGACTATAATAAAATTGCCAATCTAGTAATTCTGCTAATCTTTGTTGTCTTTCAAACACATCTGCATTATTACAAATAAAAGTGTTAAGCGTTAAAACAGTACCAGAATCTTCTACTGAAGTACTGTCTAATGTTAATCCTGCTGTTTCTCCAAGGGTTATGAATATTTCACTTACCTTACCTGCTTCAGTATCTATATTTGCATTAAAAGTTTTTGTAATATTTTTTTGCACTGCTTGGAACATTTTATCATTACATTTAAGAAAGACTCTATTTCCAAGAGTATCTCTTTTTAATACTGTTCCTCTAAATACCCATTCTTCAGTGCTTATGGTTTCTCCTCGTTGAACTGTTACAGTTAACCCAGTCGGATCTGTTTCTAATTCTGGGACTAATGAATAAACGTTTCTAGATAATTCAATTGCAATGCTTTTTAATTTTGCTCCAAGCACTGGATTTTGATCCCATCCCAAAAGAGAAGTAGCCACGTCTACATTATTTATTAATACTTTTGTAAGTGTTGGTTCTCCACTCGTCATTTTATGATCCCACCAGTAAAGTAATCGTAAAAGGTAATGCTTCGGGGCTTCCCTCTGTTTCGTTTATTTCTAATTGTCCCTTGAATACTTGCGTACTTACGAAAGAATTTCCATCATAAGATTGAGATTCATAATTAGAAGTAAATCCTTTTGGAAACTGTGCACCATTTAGTTGTTTTTCTAACCATTGTTTTTGTTCTAAAATTGTAGTAACTGAACTTGTATCTACTCGGCTTGCGGTAGTTTCAAATAAAACTCCTGAAATTGTTATCATCTTTATTACTCCATTAAAATCAAAACCAATTGCTTGAGAAGGACCAGATCCAGGGAGAGCATTTAATTCTATATCACCAGCTGTTCTGCTTTTTACGTCTTTTACTTCTCCTTGTTCAAATGTAAAAATAGCATCATCTTGTCCTGTAATAGTTACGTCTGTCATAATCTACCTCTTAATAAATTACTAGCCGACCTAACCAAAGTTCCAGGCAATATAGCATTGGCAAAACCTCCTATACCAGAACTACTTCCTCCTCCACTTCCTCCTACATTAATATCAATAGCATTTATCTCATTTGCAGCCCTTTGAAATTTAGCTACTATCCCATTTGGTCCAAGCAAAACATCATCTAAGTTAACTAGTGTACCTTCAAAAGCAACTGTCATATTTTCAAAAGTAGATTTAAAACTATTTTCTCCTCCTATAAATAATTCACCTAATATATCATTAACTTTTTGATATTCAGTTGATACATCTCCTCCAAGAGATTCTGCTGCCTTTGCAATTCCGAGTGCCTGGACAGATATTAAAGTTGAAAAACTAAATGCCATTATATCTTTTAATGTTTTTGTACCTCTGTCGATAAATCCTTCTATACCTGTTATGACTTCTGCTACGTTTACTCCAAAGAACGATAAAATTGGTCCTACTAATGATATTAGTACACCAGTTACTTGTTTTATCAAAAATCCAGATAAATCTACTAACTGGTCAACTATAGATTTTGTAAAGAATCCAAACACTGCTTGTATTCCTAAACCCATTGCCTGAAAACTTAATGCAAACAAACCAGCTGCTGCAGTTGTGTCTCCTTCTCTGCCTGCTTGAACAGCCTGTCGGCTTAGACTAAATGCTAATTGTCTAAAGGGAGCCATTATTTGTCTGACTACTTGAAGTATGGGTTTTATTATCTGAAGTACGGGCATAAGTAGTAAAAGAATCACATCTGCAATAGGTCTTAAAAATTCAAAAAGAACCTTAATAATTTGTTTTGCTATATTTATTATTGGTTTAAATGCATCCAAAAATCCTATTAATACCGCTATACCAGCAGAGGCAATTCCTACTTTTCCAAGGATTCCCCCAAGTAGGTCTCCAGACTTCTTAGAAGCTGCTTTAGTGTCTTTTCCTGCATCTTGTAGAATATCACCTACGGTTTCACCAATTGCAATCTTTTCGGGTTGTAGACCCCTCCCTGCTCCTTGTAGCCTACCTCCTACTCCTGTCGCACCTTTTTCTAAATTATTTGCAAATCTTTTTGCGGCTGCATCAAAATCAAGTTTTATAGGTATCTTGAATGCTTCAACCATATTTTATATTTTCCATTTTATCCAAAGAATGGATTAAGCCCCATTAGCTCTGAGTACACAATCATATGTGCCTCAACATCCTCAATAGACTCATCATTTAGTTGGCTTGGTCTACAACCCCACATTTTACATAGAATAGCTTCTTTAATTATACGTGAAACTTGTTTGTTTTTAGAGGTTCCCTTGAGGGCTAGTCTGACTTTTTTTTTAACTCTTGAGGGTCCATCTCGTATTTATTGAGCTTTCGAGCCTCTATTAGAATTCTTTCCCCCAATTTATCTGGCTCGTCTTCTGCGCAACCTAGATAGCTCACAATATCAGCCTTTTTATCTTCGCTTAGTTGCCAAAAATCTTGATGGTTAGGTAGACTTCTAATGGAATAAACAACAGTCCAAAAGAAAATAGCACCTGAATCTACAGAATTAATTTCTTGGACTCGTCCTCCGCCTAAGTCTTTCATTTCTACTTTAAGAATTTTGCCTTTAAGATCACATTCTTGTCTGTAATTCCATTTTTGTAAGACTACTGGTCCCCACTCTTTTTCTACTATTTCAGTTTTGGCTTCTTTGCCTTCTCCAGTAGTTACTTCTTCTTTCCATTTTATCATAACTGATTTTGTTCTATCTGCCATTATGCGCTCACCTGCTCGGTTATAGTTAGGCTTCGTGCAAAAGCCGTTATTCCTTCCGTTAAAATTTCATTAGGCGTATTAGGATTTTCATATTCAGGAAAAACTACTCCAGAGAATGCCCAATCTGCTGTTCGGTTTGTCCCGTTATCGAAGACTGCTGTCAATGTTGTTTCGCTTATTGTAGTAAGTACAGAGTTTCCGCCCATTACTAATTCTATAAGGGTTTCATCTAGATATTTTACTGTAAAGTTAATTCTTAATTCAAATTTCTTAAAGAGTGCGTTTCTAGCTGTATCGGAACCTACTCCAGGGAATAGTTCTGTTCCCCTATTTATTACAATTTCAATACTGTCAATAATATTTGTAATAGAAGCAGCATCTGGAATTTCTAAATCCGCCCCAGTAAAATTCATAATTTCATTTGTAGGAAGTGCTACTGGGGTTGTATTTGTAGTATCCTTTAATATTTTTCCACTTAGCCAATCAGAAGTTACTGAGACAGGTTCACCAACAGCTGCTCTGATGGTCATTGTTCCAACCTTTGCGCCTAAAACTTGAAAATCCCTGTCAGTTGTATCATTTTCAATGTTAGAAGCAAATGTAAGTGAACTGACTTGATTGTCTCTAGTATAAATATAAGGGTCTCCAGATGAGCCAGTTCCTGTTCTAGCTCCTAAGACATATTGCATAATGTCCCAATTGAATGCATTGAATTCTACGGGTAGCCCTGTGTCTGCTACACCTAGCGTATATTTTGCAGTTTCTTGACCTCCTGTTGTGGTTCCTTTTAGTCCAACGTTTTCTTGGATATTTCTATTGATTTTAGGAGTAGTATTTTGAACAAGACCAATATGTTGATCAATTGTAGAAGCAGCCGTTCCGTAAGTAGTCTCAACTCCATATAATAGATAACTATCTGCTCCACCTGTTTTTTCTGTATTTGCCATTTCCTCTTGGATAAGTTTTAAGTCCCACTTGAGACTACCTCAATAAATCCAAATTCATTTATAATCTTTGTTATATTAAGAAAGCTTACTTAATGCTTCTTGAAGCCTAACATTCATCTCACGCATTTGTTTAAACATTGATTTAGAAATATCTAACATTTCTTTCTGTATTTTAAGACTTTCTATTTCATACTCATTCATCTCAACACCACCCACATTATTATTATGATAGTTGCTATGTTTACAACTATAGTACCGATGGCTGCCATTATGGTCCAAAATATCATTTTATTACTTCGTTCTAGGATTTTATTTCCCCTTTCTACTGATTTGCATAATTTTCTTAATTCTTTTATCATGGTCTTTCTAAGTTTGTTATACTTATAAATTGTCTAGTTTGCTGTAATATTTCTTCTTTTAGATTATCTGCAACTGTTATTCTACTAGCGTCTTGAGGTAATGTGATTTTAAAGAAGAAGAATCCATTTTGATTATTCATTATAGCGGTCTTAATTGAATCATTCATTGATCTAAGTTTTCTTGTTGTGTCTGCATAACAAACTGAACTAAGTAAAAAACTAGTTAAGATTGCTATTCTTTGATTTCCAAATCCTTGGACTTCTGATGTTTCAGATACAATATCACATGCAATTCTTGGGAAAGACCCAATTGAAAGATTATTTTTAGGATAGTCTGGAAATATCTTGTCAGATCCAAAATCATAAGTAATCGTAAATGCTCCAGTTTGAGCAGAAGTAAATGTAATTAATGTGTCCTTGGATCCTACTAATCCATTGTTTATGTCGTAAGTATAATCTATTCCAAAAGTTAAAGTAACCGAAGCTACAACTATACTTCTAATATTTTTTATGTTAGTTACAGAAATGGTATGTGTCAAATCTGAAGCGAATGTTCCAGTATCAGTATCTGTAGTTACATTTCTTTCTGTAATTGTTAAAATATCAGAGTTACGAAGAAAATAGGTCCATTCTTCTAGTACGTCTGATGAGTTTATTATTGTCATCTGTTTAGTTCCTCCATTATTATTGGTTGAAGTCTTCTGAATAATACATCTTGTATAAATGGATTTGGTCTAGTACCTGGATGCATTACGCTTTTAACTACAACATTATTTCCTCCCATTTTGAAAGCTAGTGCCTTTTTATTTTTTGCGGTTATAGCATGTGGTCTAGTACCAAAAATTACATGAAAGATATTGTTATTTGCAAATATTCTAATAAACCCATCTTCCCAAATAACATTAATACTTCGTCTTAAGTCTCCTCTATTTTTTGCTGTTGTATCTTTATTTACTGGTGCAGCTAATTTTAATTCATTTTCTAGTCTAAGTGCTATTCTGGGACCTGCTTTGTCTAATCTATTTTCTACATATTGTTGAATACTCATGGGGTTCTAAGTGATAACATCACTGTTTTAAATATTAAATTTCCGTCAAAATATCTAAAACTAACTGATTCAACTCTAAAAACTGCAGTATTCCATGTAATTAAATCTTCATGTTCAACTGTAACATCTCCTTTTATAAAAGCTCTAACAGTGGAATTTTCAGTTTCTCCAGGTTGAAGTAACTGATTTACTATATCGGGATTCTCAAAAACTATAGAAATATTAACTGGAGTTCCAAAGTTATCTTGACGGTCTCCTGTTAGGTTGTCAACACCTACAGTATTTGGAGTTAAACTAACTGTTACTCCATGATCTCTAAGTGGACCATTTTCGAAATCTGATGATGTTGGTGGTGCCATAAACTAAAAAGATTTACCTTTCTTTTAATCTTTGTTATATTAATAATCTTGCCTGATTGCCCAATATACAATCGCAAAAGGGAAGAATAGCAATATCCAAGCTATTAGCCAACCACTCGATCCTACGAAATGTTTTTGTTTTTTTGCCATTAGAATAGGTAAGCCCAGAATAATTTAATCAAAGAAGCAACTCCCAATATTATGCCAAATATTATAAATGCACTTAATGCTATACCAGCATATCCTGCTAATTCTGTTGGTGTTTTATTTGGAATTATAATTTTTTCTCCAATCCCTTTTCATTATATTTATCATTACACCATTCCATGAAATCTGAGTCAAATTCTTCTTCTAATCTTTTTTGATTTTTATTAAACCAATTCTGAAACGGAGTTATATTTGGACGTTCTTTTGGTTCAGAATCTGTAGATGTAGTTGTTAGTACCATTTTTCCTAATATTTAATATAAATGCTATTTTTAAACTTTTCTAAACCATTATACCTGGAGTAGGTCTAAGTGAGTTCATTAAATCCCTAGCTTGATTTTCAAATCTAATTATAGACTCACGAAATTGTGTAAACGGCTCTCCCTTTTGTACTTGGAATTCTCCCATAGTATAACCAGTTATTTCATCAAAAGATTGTCCTACTGCTCGGTTGATTGCCATAATAGCAACCCATAATTTTATCAGTCTTTTGATAGTTAAATTAATTTGTGATCTTTTGACTGTTGCTCCGCTTAAATGTGTTAAGACTAGTTCGTCTACCGTGATAGTATTAGAAGCAACTACAGTAACTTGTGCATATTCAGTATTTCCATCAAGTGAACTAATTTCTACCCAATCGTCTACCATAAATCCAGACTCTGAAGATACAGAAAGTGCAATACTTGTTCCTACAATGGAATTAGCCGTTGTTTCGGTATTGACTAACTTATCATAAGTAACTCTTCCGTGAACATATTTAATAAATACTTTATTTTGTAGTCCTGTAAATCCTCTAGTATTTGATATATTTGCTGAATTAATGAACTCTATTTTGCCTGTTTTGTGGAACTTAACGGATGTTATGTCAATTACCTGATCGTTGATTGTGAGCGCTCTAAGGCTCAATAGAGGGCTTCTGTCAGTGAACATGTTAAACTTTCTGTTTCCGTCACGATTCTCTATTCTGACTACTGGAGTCAAATCACAATTTAGATACTTTTCTACCTGATATTCAATGTCTTTAATCATTTCAGTCATATCAGCATCATTTATTAAATCAGTACTGATACCCGAATAACTTCGACATTCATCAGGTGTTACGAAACGTACAGCCATTTATTTCCTCTTTCTTTTAACTTGTTTGGTTTCAACTGGTGTATCACCTATAGCAGACTCCTCTGCTTCCACTGGAGATTTAAGCTCTTTTGGCTTTGTCTCTTCCACCTTTGTTAAACCATTCGCCTCAGCTACAGCAATTGCTTCTTCTGGGATGTCTTTGACTTCTCCAGATTGAAATTTTATCCAACTAGTGGATGCAACTTCATCTGCAACATTCCTTTTTACAGGAATAACTACGCCTTTGGTAGAATTGTTTTGGTATTTCATAGAGGTTATAACTTATTCCTCTTTTTAACCTTTGTTATATTAAATAAAAAAAATAAAAAAATACTATTTTGTACTAAACTTGGTACTGATGTAGACCTGGTTGCGCTTTGTATACAATCGTTACTATACCTTCATCTACTGCGTCCCCAGCTGCTGCATCCACTTTAACGAAACTAACTGCTTCGCCCTTAGTTACGGTTCTGTTAGTCAATGTTCCAGCGTTGTGTGGTACAAATGCTGTCAAAGTTGTCTCTCCAGTATCTGTATTAAACGTAGCCAATTCATCAGTTCCACTTCCTGCAGTTCCTTTGTTCTGAAATGAAATAGTTGTAAAGTTTGTAGCACCCGCTGCAATTGTCGTACCTACGGTAAAGTAGATTTTTTCGATAATTACATCGTGTGGAGCCACAAATACGGTTCTTTCATCGTCTGTTCCAGCTGCTATCGTTCCAATTCGTACACTAACTTCGTTTGCGAGTAAACTAACCATATTTGATTAGGCTCGTCCCATAACGTAGATAGTTCTTACTTCGTTGTCTGTAGCGCCTGGAATTGTTAAAACTCCAAGTGTAGTGATAGTTGCCACTGGTAACCATCCGTCAGTTGCTGCCTGACAAGAAGCTGAAACAATTTGATCCGCATCCAAGATAGAACTAATATCTATAGTGTCTGCGTCATCAGCTGTTGCTGCTGTTACTATCTTATAAACATTAAATCCACTTTGTGGGTCGTTTGTTACGGTTGTGTCTGCTATTAATATTGCTGCCATATTTTCCTCCTGTGTATTTAGTTAAATACGATGCGTTTATACTTCGCCAAGAATCTAAATAAAAAAAAATAAATTTATTGCAATTAAGCAATATTATCGATAAACGAATTGAACTCTGGAGCTCTTACAATCAATGTCTCGTAAATCTTTAACATGAACTTTCGCGAATCGTTAACTTGCGCTAACTCTTGGAAACTCATATCAAGAAGTACTCTCATCTCTATATAATCCATGTCCAAGAAGTACATACTTCTTTGGGCAGCAGTATCACTTAAGAATCTGCTTGGGATTACTGGGATCCTTCCAACAATTGTTTGTAGTACAACTTGAGCAGTGATACCGAAACTTAATTCAGTAGCATTGTCACCTGGATTGATCCTAAAAGAATCAATCATGATAGCTCTAAGTGCTTCAACAGCACTAGGAGAACCAATACATAGGTTAGGTTGTCCTCCATCAACAAATGCATCTTTTACAGATGCTTCTACATCATCGTAAGTAAGTGCCGCACCAACTAGATCTCTTTGATTTGTTGTACTTTGTAGTACTACGAAACCATCGAATTCTGAACCGTTTGGACCACCTGCAACCGAAGTTGTTGAATTACCGTTAACTATCAAGTTCTCTTCTAGTTCCTTCAAATCTCGTGCTGCAAGTAAAACTTCTTGCTGCATTGCATTTGGAGCAGATGAATCGCTAAATGCGTTTCCTCCTAGACCACTTCCTGTAGGGCTAAACCCTTGAAGTACATAAGCTGGGATTGCTGCTTGCGCTGGACCAGTAACTCGACCAACCGAGTATAAATACTTGATGTTCTTGTTAACCTGTTCTCTAGTCGCATTTCCGTCTGCCAAAGCACCATCTTCTAATTGAGTAGTTGCAAATGATTTTGCAGTAACTCTTACATAAGAAGCTACGATACCTTGATTTGAAACTCTTGGAAACAGTTCCACAAGTGGAGTCTGTTGTCTAGATATATCAACGATACGTGGATCGATAAAGATTGGAATCAAAGCTTGAATAGTACCACCACCTGTACCAGATGTGGTTTCTAATGCTTTAGTCTGTGCGTTTCGAGCTTCATACATTTGTCCTCTCCATCCTAGACCACTTCCCATGTCTTCTTTCGTCTCTCTTGCAACGGGGTTTATACCCTTACAAGCAGCAGAATAATTTCTATTCATACCAGGAGAGAAAGCCATTTCATCAGGAAAGTTTCCAAAAGCTTGAGAATATTCTGATTTATCGATTCCGTTGGATTTTGTTCCTACTGATTCAACTACCATTATAATATTTCGCTTAAACCTGCAACAGTTTTAGCTTGGATTCCTTGAGATTGAGTATTAGATTGAACTGCTTTAGAATTTGCTTTAACCTCTGGGGCTTCAACATTTGCTTCGTCTTTTGCTTCAAGAGCATATATCTGATTCTTCATTGACTTAATGTCTTTTGACATTGCGCCTAGCATAGATTTGATCTCGCTTACTGGCTCTTCAGTCTTAACGGGTTCAGTAGCTTCAGTAGATTCTTCAGATGTTTCAGCTTCAGTTGTTTCAACTACTTCTTCAGTTTCAACGTTCTCGTTCTCTTTTTTTTCCATATTTTTAACCTCCTTATAATTGTTAAATTTCTCGTTAGAGTGTGATTTGCCTTCTATTTCTTCCTCTTCTCTTATCTCAGACAAAAGAAAATCAAACATATTTCTTATTCGTTCTTCTATTTCAGGATGAGTATGTAATCCTAATGGTTCTGCTTCTGTGTGTGCGTGTGCTCCGTCTTTTTCATAAGCTTTCTTTTTTACTTTCTTTTTACTACGGTACTTCTTCTCGCCTTGGTCATCAGTATCGTCTTCGTCTTCAGATGTTGCTTCTTTTCTTATTTTACGCTTTTCTCTATCTGATCCGCTTTCTGCCTTTACTTCAATGTTATCTACTATAGTCGGATTATCTTTAATCTCTTTTTTTAGTTCGTCTACTGCATCCATAGATTTCATAAATACTCCTCTTACTTGAGCTGCTGTATTAACAGGGTTTCCAGTAAGTGCTACATTTAATAATCTAACATCATTTAGTAATCTTACTTCTTCTCCGTCGATAGTTTTATGACCTATCTCAGTTGGGATGTAGGCAATTGAAAATGCATCATAAAACCCTCTCTCAACATCTTGTTTAATATCCTTAAAAGTCATAACCACATTCCCTTTTTCATCTAATTTTTTATAATTATCGTTTAATTCCCAAACTGCCTCAGCAAAGTTGTCTTTTCTCTCTGCGCTTATTGCCTTCGCTAAAACCTGTCTAGTTTTGTTTATCTCTCTTTCTAGTTGGTCTTTTCCTCTAAATGCCTCATGCTCGAAGTCCATTTTAATACTACCAGACTTAATCTGAGCAACCATAGAATCTAAACAATTATCAGTACAAACGTCATTAACTAAATCTAAATCATCAGAACTAAACGCTCCTTTGACGAAGAATCTTTTAACTCCTTTTTCTTCAATCTCAAAGAACTTTAACTCGTTAGTAAATACAAACTTCCTATCCATATTGAGAAAACTACGATTTTGTTTAAATTCTTTGTTATATTAAGCTATTTGCCTATCCTAGCGTTCATATGAATATCATCTAACCTTTTTTCAATCCTAGTTAATAATTCTACAACATTTTTGTTGTCTGGAGTATTTTTAAGTGGAGACAATAATCTAACTGAAAGCTTGATACTAGACAATAGTGCTAATGCATTGTCATCCTTCTTGACAATTGTCCTAAATACTATAGGTCCTTTATTGGAATAATAAAATTCGAATGTGTTTTCTCCTTCATATACAAGCAAACCTGAGCTAGCCATTGCTAACTTCTTGAGTGCTGTTAAGTCTACATCGACTATCATTATTCTAAATCCTCATTGGTTATATTAAAATGCGTTATTAATGCCATTAAATATCCTTTACTATACGCATAATCATGTTCTTCAGATTGTAAATATTCCCTTAGAGGAACATCTCCTTTATATTCCCTAAAATGTACTCCTGTTATATCGTCATTACCAACTCCAGTAATCTTAAGAGTTTTCAAATCATGTTTTTTCATATACGACTTAACTATTTCTATTGGCATTTTAGTCTTGATGATCGCTATTTTTTTTCTATTATCTTCCATTATTCACCTCCGTTATCTACGATTAATGTCATAAGCGAGTCACGTTCGTTTGGATGAAAAGGTGGAGCATTTTGACTTATAGTCTTTCCTTGAAACTGTATTGTAAAATTCTGACTAATTGGTATAGCTTGTTCAGGACTTCCGTATTTAACTTGAAGTGCTTTAGTCAAGGCACTTGTTCTGGAATCATCTACTGACAACAGCCACTTTTTTACGTTTACTCCATCTGCTACTATTTGTTCTGCTGCGTGCATTTGTCCTTGAGCTTTGATTCTTACAGCTTCTGTTCTAGCTATCATTTCAGCTCTATTCTCAGTTGTGTTAAATACGCTTTGAACTCGCTGGGTTAACATTCCTATACCTTCTCCTTGAGATATTCCCATTTTAAGTTGCTGTTTTAGCCTAGTTTTCATTTCTTCGCTTAATGATTTCATATTATCAAATGCCATGTTAGACAAGAATTGTACTTTCTCTGGAGAACTAGATACAGAATTTACTCTTACTCCTTGAGCTTTTATCATAGTTTCTGTTTCTTCTATCCCTTCATTGAATAAGAGGTTAGTTACTCCTGTTATTAGACTTTTTAGGTTGTCTACGTTTAGTATGTTTCTTAGTCCATTTAAGAGAGATGTAAAAGATTTTACTTGAGTTAGTCTGTCATTTCCGTTTTGTCTAATCTCTTTTAATAACCTTTTTTCATCTAATTTAATGTTTTTATTAAATTGACTTATTACACTTTCTAGTGTTGGGTTAGCTTTTTTTTCTGCGTTCTTTTTTGAATCATCTATGTCTGGATCTGTTGGCTTTATTAAATCTTCATCTGTAACAGTTTGTACGTTTGGGTCTACTTCTTCTTCTAATTCTTCTAATCCTTCTGCTACTCTGATTTCGTTTACTGTTTTGAAGCCTGTGGTTATTTGTTTTTCAAATAATTCCATTTTAAGTTTTTCATCTTCTATATCAAAAGTATTAAACTGGAACTTCCATTTGTCTCCAAAATCCCATTCAGATATAATATTATTATTAATAAAGTATTCAATCATTCTAAGTCTAGGTAAAACTGCTTTCTTTTTGAATTTCCTTCCTTGAGCTATATCTGTAGCTAAGTTAGAATCTTCTGTAAATCCTAGTTCGCTTGCATTTACTCCAAATACTCCCCAAACTAATTTACTGAACCATTTTTGAGATTCAAGTAATTCTAATTCTGCTGAACTAAATTGTACTCTAACAAAGTCAGCGTTTTCTACATTAGTCATAGGAACTCTATGAAAGTTCTTTTTAAGTAATCCTTGAGCATTTGTTTTAAGCTGTAAGTCATTCCATTTAGACCTAAATGCATCCATTTCTTCTTCGTCTGCTCCTGTTAATTTGATAAAGCCTTTTGGTACATTATTGTCTTCAAAGTAGTCTAAATTATATTCAACTGAATATTGAAGCGTCTGAAGAATTTCCAGTAAACTTTCTATTGGGCTTCTTCCGTATACTTGCCAAGTTTGTGGGTTTTTCTCAAACCATACTATTTCTCGTCTACCAAAAGCAATTGGTCTTACATTTGAACTTGCTCCGTAGCCTGCTACATAAGGAAATTGAAAATATGCTGCATTTTCTTTGGCTTGAATATTAGTTAGTCCTTGGTCTGGTCCAAAGTTAATTGCAGCATTTGTTGCTCGTTCACTGTTTATTTCTCTGCCTATTTGGTCAAACGTTAGTTCAAATCCATTATCTGTTAGAATTGTTCCAACAGGAATTATTTCTGCTCTGTTGTCGTATTTTCCATATATATTTGGATTCTTAAGAAAAGTTGCTCCGTCGAATACTCTTAACTCTACCATTCTTTCAAATTGGTCAAATTCTTTTACCCATACACCTGAATCCATGTCTAAATTATCTTCCATCATGGCTCTAAATAAATATTCTAAACTCTCATTATTTGTATTAGGATTAAGAAAAAAGTTCTTTATTTCTGTTTGCTCGTTTATTTGAGAGTCTGACATTTCGACTGTTTCGTCGACTGGTACAATATCCCAAGGTACTGTTACTATTTCGTCTATTATAGTATCTTTAGACATTCTTGCTTGAGATACATTTCCTAGTCTTCTAAGTGTAATAATATCTTTAAATCTTGGTAATCCGAATGGTGGTTTTACCATATAAAATGGCATAGTAGCTTTGTTAATTGCTCCTCTGGTTGTTTCGTCTGCAAATGTAACTCTAATTGGATTTGCTTTTGATTCTGTTACTATTGATTCTGAAGAAGCGGTTGGTATAATTCTAGAAGAGATTGCTTTACTACCTATTTCATACGGGCAATTACTAAATATGCTTGCACTTTTTCTTTCTATTTTCATGATTGTGAAGTGAAATGATACCCACGAGTAACTGAACCGATAACTTAATTTAAGTTTTTTAATTTATATTCTTTGTTATACTGCATATATATGCATTTATTTCAAATTATCAATTTCACTTATTTTTTTATCAATTAAAGCAATCTCGGATTCTCGGCTTTCTTTCTGAGCTACTAATTCACTTCTTCTTACTGTTTGAATTTTATTCTTTCTTTGACCAGTGCCGTCTATTAATTCTACATCTTCTATTTCATAAATGTCATAAACTTGTTCAGCTGCTTCAAACTTTTCGTGTTTTTCTATTATCATTTTTCCTCCTGTATTAGTTTAATTTCATTTATTTTATACTAACCGTTGTTACTCCTTGATACTTCTATCCAATACCCAGCTGGTCCATCATATAGTAAATGAATGACATCTTGCGTATGGTCCATTGAAAAATCTCCAGCAAGTCTCATATTTCCTGCACCGTCTCTTACTACAATAGTTCTAGCACTATTTTCAGCCGACAAGAATAATATATCACCGTCTGTGCCTCCATTTATGGTTCTTAACTCATCCGAGGCTGCGTCAGCTTCTGTATCTATCGTATGTCTTGTTTGGGTTGCTGTGACTGTGTCAGTAGCGATAGTAAGTTCAGTTGTTGTACCATGATTCATAAATCCATCAACACTTAAATCTTCATTGATAATTACATTACCATTTGCTTCAAGTGTCATTCTAGTATTTGAGTCAGTTCTAAAAGATATTTTACTAGCTTGTGAAGCATGACTTCCTCCAAAGAAAGTTATATTTCCACCGTTAGTTGGGCTTGATCCACCAGATATATTCAATTGACTTGTTGTAGCGGCAGTTCTAATTTGAGCTTGTGAATCATTTATTATTAAATCTCCATTTGAATCTAGAGTCATTTGGGTCGTCGCAGATGTATTGAATAACATTTCATCAGTACTATGATCATACTCTATTCTTCCTGCTGAAGCCTCTGTTGCATCTGCAAAGTCAATTATACTTGAACCTGTTGCTCCTGCTAAAATAGAAATAATAGAATCATCAGTGGTATCATCATTATTTTGAACTATAAAGGTTGTTCCTGTACCTAAAGATGGTACTGTACCGTCTCCATCAACAACATGTAATCTCACATCTGGACTATTTGTATTAACTCCTACATTTCCACCCGTAGTAAAATAAGTTCCAACATTACTCGAATTAGTAATACCTAAAACTCCATTAGCATCTTTCCAAATCCTATGTGATGCACCATTACTACTTGTAATTGTCAAACCATCATTTACTCCATCTCCTTTCTGTCTAACGTGCAAAGTACCAGATGAACTAACACCTACTCCTCCGTCAATAATTGTTTGTCCCATAACGTGTAATGTTTGTGAAGGACTAGCAGTACCAATCCCAACATTACCTGATGTATCAATTAGTAATTGATTATCTTGAGTATTAGAATTATTGAAAGCAAGTAAATTTGTATTATCATCATATTCTATTCTTCCTTTCAGACTCCCAGCCTCACGAAAGAAAAAAGCAGCCTTTCTTCCTAATGCATAATTAAAAGCCAATACTGCATCAGCATTTGCTCCAGTAGATTCAATTAATACTTCTGCATTAGTACCAATATCAGTAGTTTTAATATGTAAGGATACTCCTGCGTCAATTGTAGTTGTACCAATACCAACCGCTCCAGTAGTTACAATGTCATTAGCTTGGAAATCCCAATATCCTGCACTATCATCCCATCTAAGAACATTTGTTGCACCTGAATTGAATATAATGTCATTTGCCGCTGGATGGCCTTCTGGGACTAACACAATATTGCCACCAGTTAGTGGAGCAGTAGACGCAGAAATTGACAATACAGTAGTACTGTCGTCAGTGTTTATTTCAGGGTTTCCAGCAGTAAGTTTTAGGTCACCTCCTGAGATTAAACCAGTAGTTGTAATATTATTAGCTTGAAAATCCCATGTTGAAAGTGAATCATCCCATTTGCCTACTATTGTTGCTCCAGATCTAAATTGAATATCATTTGCATCCCCTGCACTTCCACCAAGTAAATTAATATTACCACCGTTGTTTGTAGCGTTTCCACCACTAATGTTAAGATTACCTGCGGTATTAGTTCTTTTTATACTTGTTCCAACTAGAACAATATTACCCGTAGTATCCACACTCAAAGCAGGGTCAGGACTTCCATCACTTGCAACTAATTCACTATGTCTATGCAATAAATCAGCTATAGAATTATCTGTTAAAGTGTCTAATTGTGCACCAGTTGCTGATGTATCATGACTTGCAATAGTTCCAGATGTTAAATTATCATGAATTATTTGTGAATCATTTGTTGTAATAGTATTAACCGATCTAGTAAGCCCTGTAGAAAATGTTAAGTCTTCTTCCTTTGCGTCTAGAGCAGCTTGTAAATCTGTTTGATCTGAAAGAGTTCCAGTTATTTCTCCCCATACTCCTAATGTTCCAGATCCTGTTATAATTAAATTAATGTCTCCTTCGTCTCCTACAGATAAATTAATATCTCCTGGTTCACCTACGGATAATATAGTGTCAGTCATATTGAACGAGTTATATCACCTGCTATAATGAAGTCTGCTCTTATTGTTGATTCTATTTTACCAGCTGCGTTTTTAGTTTGGAAATCGTATAAGTATGTAGCTGGATCTATGTCTGTGTCTGATTCTGTTAAATTAAGGACATGAATACCAGATGCCTCTCCTGCTATCTGTTTTGCTATTGTTGCTCCTGTGTCATCTGTTACTGAAGTATCTGGAACTGTAAGTCTTACTGTAAAAAAGATTGTCCATCCTGTTGCATCAATGAAATTATTATTATTATCTTTTAGTACTATATTTTTAATGTATGCATCTTGTCTGTTGATCCTTATGGTATCGTCTGCCATACGTCATAATATATTTTTTTATTTAAAATCTTTGTTATACTGTTAAAACGTTATTTCCTTTGAATACTGAGTTAACTAGACTGTCATAAAAGTCTGGAGACTTCTTTTCACTTGGATCATCTTTTAAAACTCCTGGGTCTACTACGTGTTTTTGTCCCTTTGTTGTTAGTTCCCATTTCATTGCTCCTAGTTCTTTAATTAAAGTTGGGTAGTTCTTTGCTATCTTTGGTGGGATAATTATGTTTCCAGACACAAATAATTCTCTAAGAAAGAACCCAGCTTGAGTTTTAATATTTAAGAATTCTTTCTTTGCCTTGACATTATTAGGACTTTGAGACGCTCTAAACTCACTCACCTTACATTTCATTAAGTCTTCTCTTTTGTATTTCTTACAAATACTAAATACACCTGAACCTACACCTAGTGAGTCTATATTAACTTCGTGAAATACATCTCGTTCATAATCTTTTAGAATATCTGCTGCAGTAACTGCTGGTTCGTCTTTTGCTTTGCTTACTATGTTTAATACTACATGTAATGAATCTTTTTTTCCTGTTAATGTTCTAACTGTTAGGTCTATTCCTCTTTCGGCTGGGTCTACGCCTAATTTCTTGAATTCTGGTGAAAAGTCTTTAGGTGGGTTTCTTATTGCTTTCTGGATTGCCCAATAAGGAATTAATTGATCGTTTGATTCAAGTGGAAAGTGAGATTCGTATAAAACTGTGAATTCTATGTCTGTTAGCTCTCTTCTTTGCATTTCTATGAATTCTTTGGTTATTCTTCCGTCTTTTATAGCATCTTCCCATCCGATATGAATATATTCCCAAGTTGGATCAGTTGTATGATCAAATGATTTAGACTCTCTGTTCCAAGGATTGAATAACTCTAAGATTACTGCTTTGTCTGGTGCGTCTCCAAGCATTCTAGTTATTTTGGCTCTTACTTCGTTGCTTATTAATGTGCTTTCGTCTAGTACTATTATTCCTCCACCCATTCCTAATCCGTGTCCCATTAATCTGTTTCCGTCTCCCTCTGCGCTAAATACTCTATATTCACTGTTCATTTTACTAAGTGTTACTCTCTTACGACTTGATTCTTTCTTTGCTTTGTCTTTACCTTGACCTTTGTCTAGATCTGTTAAGTTAAGTAAAGTTGGACATTTAAATATCAATTCGGTCATATAATCTCTTAAAATTAGTGCTTGTTCGTTTTTTGGACCAAGGAAGTAGACTTTTTTATCCCGATTCATCATTAAAAATAGTGCTATTCCTCTGCTTACACAATAAGACTTACCCCATCTAGTCATAGCACATACACATAATCTAAATATAAGTAAATCTAAACAAAATGCTATCTTTCTTATTAACATTTCTTGAAGTAGGGAAATATCTTCATTGAAATTCAATTTACATAAAAACTTAACATCTTTATTTTTTATTGCGTGGTTTACTGCTGTCTGGATTTCCTGAATTTGATTCATTATATTCTTTACACATAGTAATTAAACTTAAATCTATCGTTTGATTCATTTCGCCGCTATGTTCTAATTCGGTTTTTTCAGTCCAACCTCTTTTCTTTCCGAGTCTAGTTGTAATGAACTTAGCTGAGTCTTGTCTTACTTTTTGGTCTGTGCCTTTTTTTAAGTGTTCGAATAATACTTCTTCTGCTAGATCTACATTAGTCATTCTTTTTTTTTCGTATAGTTCTTTAATATCTTGGTGAGCATCAAAATATTGCATTACTGCTGAATGAGTTATGTTTAGTCTCTTTGATATGTCTGTCATAGTACCGTTAGAAGCCTCTATGACGGCTGTGTAATCACTTTTCTTTACTTTTGAGGGTTTGTTTGCCATTTATTAGTTTTATTAGTTATTTTACTTAGTTTTGTGTTGATTAGATTGCATTATTTTTTCCACATTCCACATCTTCGTTGTTTTAATTCCATTAGTTCGGTGGCTAATTCTTTACAGCCTTTGTCATCTAAGTATAAATCTGCTCTTCTTTCGTATGCTGTTCCTAATAAGATTATCCAAGAATCTAGTTCTGAGAAGAACTTTCTTGGTTTGGGTAATTTCATTAATCAAAGTTGAAGTCTACTGACTTGCATGCTAGTTTAATTTTCTCGTAAGTTTGTTTATCTTCTTTGAATCCTTCAGTCATTTGACTTAGATGTTTTTCTTGACCTACTCTTTGTTGTTTTGTTTTGTCGTATTCTTGATAAGTTCCTATGATTCTTAACTCTTCGATTAGTTGTTCCTGTTCAGTAGTTAAAGGTTTCAATCCTTTCTTTAGGTTAGCTTCTTTGTCTTTTAGATCAGTTACCATCTTATTTGCCGATTCTATTGTTTTCTTTGCGTTTAACTTTTTTTCTTTTTGGTGTGATAGAAATCTTTTTACTGATTTGTCTCCAGTATAAGTATTTTTTATCTCAGATTTAAGATTCTTTTCTTCGTCTGTGTATATAGTCTTGGCTTGTAGTACTCTAGTTCTTTCATCGTAATCAATTTCAATTGTTGTTTTTGGTTCCATTTGTATCCTCCTTTTTTTTAATAATATTAAGGATATTGTTTGTTATTTGTTTTTCATCTATTCCCATATGTAAACTGTACAGCATATTAAATAATTTATGTGCTGTTTGTCCTTTCATTGTTAACTCTATTATATATGGATTTCCTGGTTTTGATTGGTGTTTTGCATCTTCTTGATCGAATACTGGTTTTATTAATCCTTCTTGTTGGAATTGTTTTAAAACTATTAAAGTGTGTAGATATTGAAAACCTGTGTATTTTGATACATCTTTTATGCTAGGTTTTTCTTGGTCATATATAAATTTGAATAATTTAATGTAGCGCTCACGTAAGACAAATCGGAGCATACTAAACCTCCACAACTATTTTTTTAATTCCTATATGCAATCCTCCTTTATAATGGAATTCTGCACAATATGTGATTCCATTATTTATATCAAATCTACTTTCAACATAATGAGAAAATGATTTAATGTGGTGCGCATGCAAATAAACTCCAATTTTATTATTGCAATATTTACAATTTTCTTTTTGACAAGTGAAATTATCCCGTGAAAAAACTAATTCTCTCCATATTCTATAACTACTGGAGTGTCTTAATAATTGTATAGCTTTATATCGGAATCCATCCCAATCTTTAATATCTATACCTTGCATTGTTGCACTGATCTTCTTTTTTGTTTTTTCAGAATGATTACCCCACTTATTTTCTCTTCCATTATTAGCATATGATAATGCTTTTCTAACTTTGTCTGGCATTTTACGTCCTTTTAATTTTGGATTAGAATATTTTTTTCCTGTATTCCATGGTAAGTGTCCTTTTTTAAATGCGCCTTTTGGAATAAATCCTAGCTTTTTTCCAGTTAATCCTTTACTTATTTTATCGCCCCAGGTTATTTTTCTCCCAAGCATAGCCGCGCGGATTTTATCTTTATGCTCCTGAGACATAGGCGCTCTAGTTTTATACTTGCGCTTCTCTTTTTCACCTATTCTTTTCCCCATTTTCCCTGTTATTTAATATATTATACCTTTTTAAACATTTACTATAACAAATAATAAAAGCAGTTTTATAATTAGTGTATGGGGGGACTTTCCCGCCCCCCTTCTATTCTATTGGGTTTATTTCTACTATAGTATATTCTTCGTTTGACTGTATCTTATTCATTGTGATATTAAAAATTTGTTTGTCATCCATGTCTTCTAGATTATTAAAAATAGAATCTGTTATGAACTTTTCTAAGTTGGCTATATCTCTTTTTTTGATTGTTTTATCTTTATTATACCAGTTTGAATAAATAGTTATGTTTACATTTAGTTCTCCTTTTATTATCTCTGTTGGAGTGTTTAGAACTATTTTCTTTACTTCTTCGGCTTGTTCTTTAGAAATCTTTGATTTTATTCTTAAATTTCTGAATTGCACATACATATTGTTTATGGTAGGAGTTTTGAATGGTATTATTATCTTCATGTGAATTCGTTCCATCTGTTTTTTATTTGTCTTTTTATTGGATTTGTCATACCAAATTGTCTTATTTTATTATGAAATTTAATATGTTCTTTATCATTTGGAAATAGCATTAGGTTGCTTATTTTGTTGTTTTTTTTATTCTCGTCAAGATGGTGTACACGCTCAGTTTTGGTTAGAAACCTTCCTATGAATTTTTCTACTACTTGAATGTGTTCTCCTCTTCCATTTATTAAAATGTAGTCACCTATCGTACTTTACCTCGTATGCGTCGTCATGAAGCTCATTATGACACTTTTTACATAAAAAAATGAACTTATCAATCTCTATTGGTTCTGTTGTATGATGTCTATGCTCTGCTGGATTATTACAAAACTGACAATTATTTCCTTCTAGTGGATATTTATACCTAGTCTTACGTCTTATCAAATTATTTTCTTTTGGTTTGCCAGATTTAAAATATGCATAATTATTTTTCTTATGGTACTCTTTAACTTTTTCTAAAATCTTTACCTTATCTCTTTTGTACCTCATCTTAGCATAAGCTCTTACTTTTAATGGATTGTCCTTTCTCCATTTCTTCAATCTGCAAGAACTACATATATCATTCTTACCTTCTCTTTCGTGTATTTTACAAGTTTTGCATTTCATTTTACGTCTAAGTCTCGTTTTACGCACCGACCTCCTTTATTTCTTCTACAAAAACATAATCATGGATTCTTTTGAATATTATCTCATACTCTGGAATTGCATCTGATTCTCCTAATTCCCTGAAAGCATCGCAAAAACACTCTAATTCTATTACATCTCTGTGTGGCTTAAATTCTAAAGATAGTGGGACTACATTTAATGGATATTGTTTCCAGAATATTTCATACATATCATAAGTAATTTGTATCTTTCCATATCTCCTACTTGTGAATCCTTTTAAGTCTGGTATTAATTTAGTCATCTTTCCCTCCTTCGTCTGTGGCTACGTTTGCGTCTTCGTCCTTTATGAGATATAATATCCCATCTTTAGCATAAGCAATTTGACCTTTTTTTATATCTTCGTGTGCTTGAATCATTGTTCCGTTTGGTATAAATTTGGGATTAAATTTATCTATAGTGTCATTATTTATCTGAGTCTTATCTTCGCCTACTTCACATGTTGAAGACCTAATACACTTACAACTAAAGCAAATTTGTGTTAAGCAATCATGATAAGTGCTAAATGATACTTGTTGAGAATGTTCTTCCTCTTGACAATGAGGTATAATAGTTTCTCTAATATCTTCTTCTTCCATATATTCAAATTTAAAAGTCCTAGTCATCTCTTACCTCCAGTTTCCCCTACCGCATGGACTGCGTCGTTTAGTATCTTTGGAACTTTTATTACTAAAAAATTATCCTCTATTTTTACATCATAAATACCATTTTTTATTCTTTTAGATATAAATAAACTTCCTATCTGGAAAGAATTGCCTTGCCTTCTTTCTGTGATTTTAAATCCTGTAATACTATTACTTGAAGGCTTGAATCCTATCTTATTTCTCTTATAATCTAAATATATTTCTACATATTTCTTGGTTTTGAAATATTTTAATAGATAGTTACTAAATGTAAAACCACAATTATTTGAAGAAATTTGCATATTTTTTAACCTTACATGTTTCTTGTTTATTATTTCAAATGCCATTATTCGCTCACCCCAACATTTACGTCTCGTTTCTTATTGTTAGTCTGTAACCATCTAATCATGGGTTCTCCCTGAAATCCAATTTCCCATACAAACCATGCAAAACACATAGTAGAGCACCATGGTTTTCCTTTTTCATCTAATGGATTTCCGTTCCTTAATGGATTAATTCTATTAGTAAAAACATAAATATATTTTGGAGGATGTTTATCAAATAACTTTTTCCTACCTATTCCTTCTAGTAATTGTATTTTCGCAAACATAATAACGTATTTATTTGATTCTTCCAAAGATTTTTCTATGAATTGTTGTGCAAGTTTAAATGGTGGATTCGTTATGATACAATCTACTTTATTATGTGCATTAGAACTTTTAAGAAAGTCTAACCCAGTATCCCCATATCCTCTGTCTATTAAATCAGAAGAATATATTTTTACATTGCATGTTATTGGATTAAACCATCGCTCTAAAACTTGAGATATGTGTCCTTCTCCACAAGCAGGTTCATAAAATGTCTCACAGTCTGTTAAATCAAAACTATCCAATAGAACTTGTGTTGCCTCTGGTGGTGTTGCATAATAATCATTTTCAATTCTTTTTCTAGAGCCTACCGCACCAGCTATAACACGTCCTTCTCTCATTCTTTACTCCTTGTTTCGTCTAACAATACACTTACGTCGCAATCTTTACACAAAGCTTCTTCATAGTGTATATCTTTCTTAGACTTGAATTCTTTCTTGCAACCAACACAAAAATTAAGTATATCATCTAGATTACAGTCTTCATGGTCTATCGCATCTCCGTCTTTTATATCACTTTCTGCCATACATCCAACAGATTGCCCACACTTACACTTTTTAAAAACTAAAAACAAGTTCATTGTTCACCTAATCCCAACAAGGCGTCTATTTTCTCTACAAGATAATTTTTAGAGTCAACAACATCTAGTTTTCCATTAACAGAAGATTCTTTTATTATTTCTATACACATCTTCTGGCATTCTGCAAATCCTTCTTTATATCCTACAGCTACTGAAATTATATCTTTATCTGCCATCTTTTACTCCTTCCTGTTTAGATACGAATTTCTCTAGTTTTTTGATCCTTTTAGAAATATCTTTAATTATTCCTAATGTAGCAATTATATTATCCTTTCTCCTTAATCTCAATAATTCCTCTATAGTCTCTGGTGTTGCCGCTTCTTGATATTTTGCCATTATTCCTTCACTCCTAAGATTGCGTCTTCTTTAATTATTTCTCTTAAAATTTGCAATTGACTCATCCATGCCAATCTATTTGATTTCTCACTTTTATCCTTTGCCCATTTACTATTTCTACTATGCTCTATAAAAGATATAAGTTCTTTAATCTTTTTTTCTATTATTTCTTTCATTATTCGTCCAAGCCTCCGTTTACGTCTTTAAAATCGAACTTTTCATTAAGTAATGATAAAATAAGTTTAAACATTATATTTGTTATAGGATCATCTTTAACTTTATGTGATATTTGTCCAAATAAACTAGAATCTATTGGTGCTCCTAATAATGCCATTGCATACTGATCATTTCTCATGTTAATGTCTATCTTATTATTCATTGTTCATCTCCTGATACAAGTGCGAAGGCTCTTTCTAACCCTTCCACATATCCCTTTCCTTTCTCTGTTAGGCATTCTCTTTCATCCATTAATTTCCATGAAGAAATGAGCATCTTTAGTTGTTCTTTACTTTCCATGTTCGTCTCCTTTTTGTAGTGCGAATGTTTCATGCATGCTTCTTCTACTGAACTCATCAATCAAAGCCATAAACAATTCTGCGTCTCCTTCATTTAATTCACATCTTAAATACGCTTGTGCTACGTTCTCAAATTCTTTTTCTTTCTGCTCTAAAGTATATGCAGTTGATCCCATAATCTTTCTAAAATATAACATTTGCTTTATGAATAACTCTCTTGGTTGTCCTGTTGTGTTCTCGTGCAATTGTTTTAACTGCTCAATTTCCATGTTCACCTTCCTTTTCTAGTGCGTCGGCAAATTCAATCCATTTATTTAACCACTTCACGACTCGCTTAGCTTCTTTTTTATTTAAATTTACAAGACCTGATTCTCCCCAACCTGAAGCCATTATACGACACTTTTTTGTATCTGGTACATGTGATAATATTAAATTATCTTCACAAATTTCTAATTCCTTAGGTTCTCTCATGCTTTTACCTCGCCTTCGGTATAAACTGCGTCTCGTTTAGTTCTTTGACAATCATCACATAACATTCTATTTTCTCCACAGTGATACCATCCATTATCAATTATTTTTCCATCGTCATCTTCTTTAACCCACTCTTCAATAACTTTTCCACAACCTTCGGAATCTTCTTCAACTTTATAACCACAAGCACATTCCTTATCTTCTTCATACATTTTCTTATCTTCATCTGACTCAGGACCTAATGCTTTTTTAGTTTGTGCTGGAAGTGATTTTGCTTCTGCTACTTCTTTCATAAATTCATTGTGTTTTTTCATTTTTCTTTAATTCTCCTTTTAGTTTTCCATTCTTGTTATCCCATTCAATATTGTCATCCTTTGTAACTTCAAACTCATCTACAAATACCTTAGGTATTGTTGATCTTGTTTGGGTTTTATCCTGTGTGATTTTTGTTTGTTTTTTCATTTTGAGTTTGACCTTAACGGGTTCGGAATAAAAATCCCTCTTACCTGTTCTTAATCAATTAAGCGTTCTCCCTCCTCTTCTTCCGAAGCGTGGAGTGTCCGCCCATTAAGGTTAATTATACTAGTGTATCGGACTATATAAGTCTTTCGGACTATTTATTAATAACAACATATTAGTCCGATTACTTTATAGTAGTGACGTCTCCTAGTTCTTATGCGAATGTGAAGCCCCACAAACATTGGGGCAAATAATAATAAGTTGATTTTAAATTAATTTATTTTTTTCTGTCAAGTTTCTTATGCTGAGCAACTTTTGCATCTTTGAATTTCTGAAGCTCATCAATCATCTTGACTATTGCTAATAAATCGTTTTTGGTTAATGTCTTACCTCCAGGATTATAGCATAGATGAAATCTAGGTTCTAAATATTTTTCATCAAAGTGTTCACTATCTTTTGACATGAAATGTATTTGTCCAATTAAATTTGGATTACCATCTGTATCTTTATATGCTTTCCAGTATTTTCCATCTTCAACATTTACATGCGGATAGTTAGAACTTATAAGCATATCTATATCTTTGCCTTCATACGAATATATTGAACTACTCATATTTAACATAATACTATGTGCTTGTCTCTGTGGAGCTGTATCTAGTTTAGAAGTTTCATCTTCTTTTGTAGTTTCGTCAGGACTACTGTCTGTGTCTTTTGTCATTATTTTTATACCTCCTATAATTTAGTTTAAGTTTCATATTCTAAGGCTTAGGCGAATCCTCCTTCTTTATTCCAAGTATTTCTAAATCACAAAAGATTCCTCTAGTTATATTATTTCCATACAAATCAAATTTATCTTCTTGTTCCATTGTGCGTTTAGTAATCAAAAGCCGTCGTGCTTCTCCTTTTTCTCGTAATAATTATGATCTATTGAACTGAATCCTATCCCTGTATTTCTAGAAACTATTCTTTTTGCCTCTTGTATACCAGAACCATTCTTTACTTCCTTCTGTATTAATTCCCTTATTTTCGGATATTTCCATTTTGAATTATCTTGGGTTAATAAGTCTCCATATTTCTCTGCCTTTCTTTCATGTAAGTGGACTCTACAGTGGCATCTAATACAAAGTGTAATTAGATTATCCATTTTATTGTTTTTATGCCCTCTTTTAAATCCAGTACCTTTTCCATCCTTATGATGAATTACTAATGAACGGTTAAATAATACAAAATGCTTTTCCTGAGTCATTCCACAATCTTGGCACTCAAAGTTGTCTCTCTCTAAAACCTCTTGCCTTTTGCCTCCAAAATGTAAATCATCTATTATTTCTCTCATGGTTTCGTATTTGGTTTGGTGTACGAATTTAATTCAGCCATAAATCTAAATGACATTTCTGAACCATCATTAAATTCCATAATCCAATATTTATCTTCACTATCCCATTCTAATCCTATAATTGTTTTACCAATGGATTCTTTTATTAGACTCTCTCTTTGTTCTTTATTATATTCCATATTCGTCTTAACTATCTTAGTCGTCGTGGTGTTTCCACAACTTCCAAAAAGTCCTCCATGTTTTATTTATCCACTTTTGATACTTCTCTGTGAAGTAAGTGCTTGGTAATTCAAAGTCTGGTCCTAACTTTTCTTTATTGTCATGATATTCTTGGAATGGATCGTAGGTTAATGCTAGGTCTTCAAACATTTCTATATCATATTCAGAAACTTCTAAAGTTAATTCATATTTTTGTTTGCTTATTTTTTTTGATTTTATGTATTTCATTTTAACTATCAAAGTCGTCCAAGTTCCTCCAATAATTTACGATCTTCTATTAATACTATTTCTCCAGCTATCTTAAAATTCTTTAACATCTGTTCGTCTGCTCTTGATAGTTTATCCATATACTAATAACTACTAATTATCTACTAATTAGTACTTACCTCCTTCTGATTACTTGTATAGTACGTCTTGGATCTGCAAAAATGTAAGTAAAGATTCGCACCTGGATGTATTTTGATTGGATAGTTTATTGCTTCTTCTTCGCATCTCAACTTGAGTCTTCCGCATCTTTCACATATCATTGCGTAGCTCCTGTAAATGACGAAGGAAATCTAAACTCACAATAAATTTGCTCTTCAATAAACTTAATATCATCTAAATAATCTATTTTGTTCCATTTGTAAAACAATCCTTGAAACCAGAAAGTTACTTCATTGAAAACATTTTCTCTTATATCTTCAATGAATAATCTTTCATCACAATAACCCTTACACATTATACGAACTCTTGTTATCATTCCGTCACCTTCCCATGAGATTGCGTCCCTTGTTCCTCTTCTAAATAATCTATTTCATCATAAAATTCTAATATTCCAATTAGTCTTCCATCTGTTAAATAATGCCTTAGTTGATGTGCGGCTATTCCGCTTTCCTTTGAATATTGCGAGATTGCATATTTAAAGTGTTTTTTATTCATTCTTCACACTCCATCCAATTTCTTTCTTCCATTTGTTCTAATTCATAATAAAAAAGACCTGCATTAAATTCTTCTTCGCCTTCTCCAAACTTGTTTATAACATCAACAAATCCATCCATAACAACTCTATTTGTTTTTAGTGAATAACATAAATCTGATTTTATATCTTCGTTCTGATTCAAAAGAAAAATACACAACCCCATAAATACTAATAATAAAAACCCTAATAATCCAACTATAAAATATTTCATTTTTCATCACCAGTCGTATTATTTAGATTTACGGAACTATGAGAATAATATTTATCCCAACAGTCGTCCAACAATTCAGCCATATCATTGTAACCCATTAAATCAAAATCCGCACACCCATAATTAGCTACTCCGAAAACTTCTATTCTGAAATAATGACTAGGCATTCTTATCCTCCGTAGTCTTTAGATTAGGCGAACAATCCATAATAGATACTCTTCCGTCTTTGTGGTATCTTAATACAACCCAGTTCATTCCTTTTCTTTTAGCATCATTAATTAAATGATCCTTAGTATGGTAATCATAAACTTCTTGACCTATTCTTCCACACCAGAATTTTTTATCATGGAATGATCCTCCCCAGCTATGAGCATATTCTATTATTAATGTTCCTTCTGGTATTGATAAATCTTCCTCTCTCATTTAGGTTCCTCCTGACAATCTGGACATATACATTTCTTCCCAACTTTCCACCCTCTATTCCTAAATTCTTTTATTGCACTTTGTCTGTCTCTGGTATTATCTTCTCCTATTATTGTTTGATCACAATCTCCACACTCATCACACCATGCTATATATTGGATTTCTTTACTAACTGCCATCCTTAACCTCCTTCGCAATCTGGACATTAAACGAAGGCTGTAATATTTTACCAGCTAAGTCTGCTACTCCTTGTGTTAAATTTCCCTCATCATTCGCAATCTTGATACTGCACGAATCACATAAATATACATACCCACCAATATCTTCTCCGCAATAATGAAATCCATCTAATCCTGCTTTGCATCCTTTAGACGTGATCTGTTTAGATTCTGTCTTCTTTCCAAATACTTTCAATATATCTATGCATGTCTTAAAATGACGATGTTCTTTATTACATTCATTAAAGGTATGGTGTGGACAAGTACATCTTAGATCCGTAATTCCTAAGTCGTTTAGACTGTCTATATCTATTTCTAACTCATAAGCATCTTTAGCTGTCCCTTGGATTAAAAAGTCATGGACTTCACTGAAATTATCTTCTTCTAAACTAGGTTTTATCCTGAATGGTATTACCTTAATTTGATTTGGCATTATTATATTTACCTTTGCTCCTGGTATTATTTTACAAATACCTTCTTCCATTCCTTCTTCTAATGCCTTTTTTTCTTCGTTTGTTATTTCCATTATTATAAAATGTGGGTGTCAGGCTTACTTAAGGTCGTCTACCCACATCATGCCTAAGCATTAACTCTTCTCTAGTTTTACCTCCATCGAAGTTTGGTTGAGGCTCAAATGAATGAGTGTGACGTAAAAAAATAAATTAATTTGTGTTTATCTACATTGTTGAATCTTCAGCAATTCCAGATTCGTTTGTATCTACTTTATCTGTATCTTCTTCAATTATAGCTTCTACATTATAGCGTGTACTTAATCCAGATCCTGTGCTTGTTACATTAACAAATTCTAAATCTGGTCTTAACTTCAACATTTTTTGAATTTCTTCTAATACTGTATTTGGTACTCTGTATTCTTGGTCATTGAATACCATTACATTATAGGTATATTCTACTTGAACGTCTTCGCCTTCTGGACTCTTTCTGGTGGTTGATCCAGTCTTTTGGATAATTGGCCAACTTAGGTTTGTACGATCTAGGTCTGCAATGTTGAATGTTTGCTTTGGCTTAAATGCCTTTGCTGATTCTTTTAAACTTCCCATTTTTATTTACCTCCATATTATTTAATTAAAGTCTGAATAATAAGCTCTGAATTCAGATTCTTTGATTCTCCGTTTAATTGCTATTTCCATTATAGTAGGTAAAAGTATTTTTTCTGTGTTTTGAATATGTCTTCTACATCTTGTAATAGTTTCAAAACTTGGTATTTCTTTTAATTGTTCGAAGTCTATTTCTATTTTAAGACCCATTTGTTTAAGTGTCTGAAGTATTAAAAATAAATCTGAATTTCTTGTTTTAGGGTCATTACTCATGATTTTTCTTACCCTATTAGTTATTGTCATTATTTCGGACATTAACCCACCTCCCATTTATTGCTATGTAGTGATTGTCTTGTTCTAATTTATTTAATATTCCACCTACTAAGTAGACAAATCCAAATGAAGTTTTAAGATTTACTTTGCTTCTATCATTGCATTCACTAAAGTATTGTAGTATTTTGTCTGGTTTAGTTCTACTTGTTATTTCCATTCTTCTCCTTTTCTGAATCCTTCTACATATGAATTAGTCCAGTTTATTGCATCGTTTAGTTCTGGGAATTTTCTGTGTTCTAATATCTTACCCCCTAGTTCTATTATTGCGTTTACTCCGCCATTTATCTTTGGGTAAGTACAATTAATTGGTTTCATTTTGTTCCTTATATTGTTTAATTATATCATTTAGCAACCAAGAAATATTCATCTCTTTTCGGGATTGTATAAGATTGAAGTTATACTTATCACAAGTATCTATTAAATTTTGCGCATTCATTTTTTTACTATATCTGAGATGTCTACCCAGTCTCCTTCTTTTAAATCATGATATTTTAGGAACTCTTTGGAAAGGATTATTCCTTTACTTGTTCCTATTTTTTTTATCTGTGTTTTCATTGTATTTTATAGGATATTATACTATATAAATCTTTCTATTTGAACATTTTCAATATTTTTCTAACTTTTATTATATCTTCCTTGTCTCTATTTTCATATTTAATAGGCTTAGTTTTCCTTATAGTTTTATCTTTAATTACTTCTCCTTCTATTATCTCAGTATTCTTCGATTTTAATCTTATCATTGTCCACCGCCTAATTTATTTGAAGCCTCATTTAGTAATTCTATAGCTGGTATCCCCAATAATATAGATTGATTTTTTGCTATGACTTCTGCATCTTGATACCTTCCTTCCGAAATTATTCTCATTAAATTCCTCATTATATTTGGTTTTATCTTCTGTCGCTTTTTATTCCACTCGTCTTTCTTCTGTAAAATCTCCATGATTTGAGATTCTTGTTTCTCTAATTCTGATAGTCTATCTTTTAAAATTTGTTTCTCTGATTTAATATGTTTTATTTTTTGTGAAGGATCTATTGAACTTTCCCATGAATTTGCTAAGAATTCTATGAACTCAGATTGATTCATATTATTAAGTTTAGAACCTTCTTTAATATGATTGATTGAATCTAAATCTAAGTTAAATGTCTTATGTGTTGAGTTTGGTTTTTGTTTCATCGTATCTTCGCTCAATAGTTAATTATATTAAGTTTATAAAAGTATCTAGAACTAAGGTAACCTTATTGCAAAGGAAACGAATAGACTTCCTATGGAACGTATGGAAACTAGCCTATAAATAAATGTATTGTATGTATAATATGTATGATTGTATGTATTGTACATATAGTGTACTTACTTAGAATGAATTGTCTGGAGTGGAAATGGGGGTGTTCTGCGAAGAAACGATTAAAAATCTCACCCCCGAGTTGTTAAGGTTTTGGGTTTAATAAATATACCCACGGCATCGTATTTTAGCACGAACCCGTATAAATTAATAGATTATCAGTGTTTTTAAATGTATCTATTATAAAGTAATAAAATTATTTCTATTTATTATCAGCAACAGGATTCTCAAGCAAATCGTAGCATATTCCAACTAGTAAAGGTGGATAAATAAGACCTAGTTGTTCTTTAATTAATGTAATATCTTCGGAAATTAATTCAACAGCCCCACCAGAATTAATCTTCTTTGCTAGATTATATTTCTTAAATTTATCTCTCCCAGTTTCAATAGGAGCATTTTGTGGTTTTGTAGTATTTGCAAGAAGTGCATTCAAACATGGATCTTTAAGTGTGAGTTCAACCTGTTTACCTTCGACAGTATCCTTTAGTACTTTACCTTTTAAATCAATTAACTTAGAGTCGAAATCAATCTTCATATAAAATAGAGGAAATCATTCTTTTTAAATCTTGTTATCATGATTACTATCCCACTATATCTATAACTATATCTGTGAAAGTAGGGCTATTAGTCGTTCCATCACCAGCACTCATTAATTGAATTGTATCTCCCTTTACAAGTCCACTTATAGGAAATAATCCTGTTGTATGTTGTTTTAGCGTAGTTATTCCCATAGGAGCATATTGAGCCGTTGCGAAAACTGGTACTGCACCATTAATAGAAAGAGCCATCCTATAATTTTGATCTGATCCTGTTTTAGTGTGCCATATTCTAGCATCTACATTTCCTGTTACAGGTTCATTAGAGGTTATTTCCCATATTCCTGCGGAGGCATCAATTAATTTAATTCTTTCGCTTGAGGTATCAGAGACCATTGTACCTAATTGAATTTCTGCATAAGTACCGTCGATAACCGTGGTGGCGGTTGATTCTCCATTAGTTGTACCAAAGCCTACAGTTTGGCTATCAGAAAATCCAGGATTATTATTGGCAAGAACTCGTGAGTCAGTTTGATTAATCCCTGCTGTCGAATACTCTCCAGATTTAGTTACTGTGAATGTTCGGTTGATTTGGAACGAATTAGTTAATTGATTATAGACCGTTGCACCACCATCATAGTCGGTTGAGTCTGATGTATTAATAACAAGTGTATCACCATCCACGAGGGCAGTCAAAGTTTCAGTGAGTGTGACACTATCGCCACTGAAGTCTCCCGTTGCATCATCAGCAGTAAATGGGATGGAAGCAATTTCAAAGAAGCCTGCTCCTGTAGCTGTGATTATTCCTGTTTGGTTATAGTTTGTTTGAGTAACGAAATTTACAATATCTACTTCTTGATTTACAAATAATGTTGGTCCTACTGTGAAGTTAAATCTGGCTACACCTCCTGAATCTGTGACGCTATTTATGGTAGTACTTGCGATTGCCGCATCAGCTACAGAGTCAAATACTCCACCAATACCTCCTGTAGTGTCAAATAGGTCGCCTGAGGTTATAGTAACGCCCCTAATTCCTATTGAAACATCTTCTGAAATACCAGGATCAATTCTCACTAAGCTAGCACTAGGGACTAATACTTGTGAGACTGCCACGATATTTACACCTATACCACTTCTAGTACCACTGATATTAAATAACTGTTCGCCATTTTGAATAACGCCTGCAACAAGCCCGACGATGTTAGTCTCAACAGAGGTATCAATAACTGTGAATCCTTTAACTATATCTGCGAACCCACAAGATATTAGAACGAGCACACTAATATTATCTACACTTCCTAGGTCATCCCAACCAGCAAAAAAGGTTGCTTGAAAGTTAGCCCTACTTCCACTGCTATCTGATAAATTAAGTAAGGTCCCTGTTGAGGTTGATATAAGGTCAACTGAATCTGTCCTAATACCACCATTTCCTGATACAAAATCCCCTGTCCCTGTGTAAATCAAAGTAGATGTGAAGTCACCACTTGCAAATTTAACGGTTGCTCCACCAGTCACAGCAAACCTTACATCTGTAACAATGTTTCCATTAATAATATATGTGGTCGAAGATGATAATGTAATGACTCCTGCGGTCGCTAGATCATCGAGGTCGGCGGATGTGAAAATCTCAACAGCAGCAGAAGCAACTACACTGTACTGTTGCCAGTCAGTGTCACCATGAAACTCAGGTCTGTCTCTATCAAGATTGTGAATAATTAACCCATCAGTTCCAGCAATTGCATCACGTTGAGCTTGGGTCATTCTAGGCGGTAAGAAGCCACGAGTTGTTGAATTAATAGAAAATTCTGATGAGAACTCTAGTGCTCCACTCCCAACTCCTACACGCCCATCACCTAATACTTTGAATAGATTTGTACCTGCAGAATCGTCAATTGTAAATGTTGAGTTTTGATCTGTTGACCCAAGGTCAATTTCAAAACCATTAGCCCCTCCAAGCACCCACGTAAGATCTCCGACATTTTGAAGGAAAGTTGTGTCGAATCCGTCGTGAGTTATTGTGAAATCACCTGCTCCGAAATCTATTGAATCATTATTATCTATATCAATATTATTACCTCCAGTGTTGCTACCGTGGACTAAAGTTTCAGCAAGAGTCGCTACTATAGAGCCAGACCAACTTGTACCGTTAAAATATTCTGGTTCATTGGTTGTCGAATTATAAATTGATAACCCCGTAGCAGGTGAGCTAATTGCGTCACGCTGTGTCGTAGTAAGACGTGGTTGCATAAAACCCTTAGTAACTGATGCAATGTTGACCAAAGCCGAGGCAATAGGTGTAGAGCCAATTCCTACACCACCACCTACCTCTAAAAGAATATCATTTGAGAGTGATTTTAGTGTTAAATCTCCAGCAATAGATTCTACTAATAAGTCTCCACCAGATTCCACTGCTAAGTTTCCAACTGCAATTAAGTCTGTTACATTGAGCAGGTCGCTATATACAAAGGAAGCTTGAGCTGTACCAACATCATCTAGTAATTCAACTCCGATAATGGCATTAGTATCAGCTTGTATTTGCACTATATCCGTAGACAACATGCCATCAGTAACGATGTTGGAAGTAATAATATTGTCAGTTTTAATACCTAGATTAAATTCGTGAACTAAATCAGTTGTTGCATCAAGTATGAAAGCCTTTGTGCCATCTGGTTTAAATATAGTCTCACTTACATCTATACTAACAGTTATAGTATCAATAAGATTAAGGGTTGTGATGTCCCAAGGTGTAGATAATTCATATTCAGAGATGTTTGTGCCACCCATAGAATACATACTTCTGCCATCAGGACGGAAAGAAACTGCATTACCATTTGCTACAGTTGCAGAAATAGATGGGTCAGACGCTGTACTTAAATCCCAAGCAGTTGTTAAATCATATCTCTGAACTATTGTGCCAGCTCTAGCATTATAGAATGCTAAACCATCTGGTTTAAACCACATACCTTGAACACTGCCCGTAGCCGTGAAAGAACCAGTTTGACTAGCTGTAGTAATATCCCATGGAGTGCTCATTGTGCGTTCAATTACAACTCCCGCAAAACTCTGAACATAGAACTTAGTCCCGTCAGGTTTGAAGTAGAGTCCACGAGGTGCAGTCTGGTTTATTATAAAAGTTTGAAAAAATGAAAGAGTTGAGACATCCCAAGGAACAGTCATATCATATTCAAAAATATCATCAGTCACATTACCAGTCATATAGAGTTTTAAGCCATCAGCACGGACAAAGATTGCTAGAGGTTGAGCGTCTTCAGAGTTAAGACTAGATGATTGCACATTACTTAATGTACTAGGGTGAAAACCAATACCATCAGGTGTGCTACCAGTATCTTGAGTTGAACCATCCCCAAAAATTACAGTATCTCCAGATGATACATCAATACTATTCCCTCCTGTCGTATTACCAAAGCCAAGTACAACCTGTAGAGTTTCCTCTGGTTCAGGTTTTTTCCAAGTAGATCCATCAAAGACTTCTAACTGTAAATCATCAAGATTATAAAATTGAAGACCTGTAGCTGGTGAAGCTATATTATCCCTTTCAGCCTCCGTTCCTCTTGGACCTAAAAAACCTTTAGACGCAGATTGAAGTTCAAGTATGGCACTGGCATCAGGTGATGCTATATTTATACCAACATTAGTACCATCCGTAAATATTATATTAGGATCTTGTATATTTTTACCGCTAGTACCATTAAACGTAGGTATTGAATTATCTACAGAACTGGCTGGTCCTACTACATCACCACCACCCATAGACTGCCAAGCTGTCCCATTATAAAATTCCAAGTCATTGACATCAAGGTTATGAAATTGCATTCCTTCTATTGGTGTTATGGCATCTCTTTGAGCTGTAGTACCTTGATTAACCAAAAAAGCTTTAGTTGGATCAGACAGATTAAGTGAAACATCTGTAGGCGGACTTGTAAGAGAACCTATTGTAACAACATCTGCCACTTGTAATTCATCTCCAGAACTTACTAAAACATCTGTTCCTCCAGAGACATTACCGCCAGTAAGTATTTCTGCCCAAGTATCGCTTCCAGTACTAGTAAATTCACTCCAAGTTGGAGATATAGAAGTAAGCACATAATAACTAAGCGGACTTTCTACTCTTACTACTTTGTTAACATTTAATGCATCTGTATTAAAGTTAGTGTCTGCGTCTCGTTCAGCTATATCTGTATATCCTGTTCCTGTACTATTAGGATTAGCATTTATTGGATGTATGCTTTCACCTACTTCTTCATCGTGGAATGCCATTTAAGATTTAAGTAAAACATTGCCCTCGCTGTTTACAATTACTTCCCCGTTCTGATTTGTTAAAATATCGTCTTCGTCGAATGGTGGATTAATAATTGGCATCAGTATTCTTGGAATACGACTTCAGAATTTCCTGACTCTGCTATCGCACTCACCTCCCCCAAATATGGATTGTCTGCCAATAAATACCATATAGCATTTTTTACCAACCTTTCTCCTTCACCTGTTAAAGTAGTGGCTTCCTGTTGGAATATTCTTACTTTTTTATTTCCAAGGTTTTGTATTTGTAAAGACATTCTATCAGAATTAGCTGATACCACAGTTGTACGAGTTACTGAATTTAAGACTATTGCTTCAGACACTTCTGCTGTATCATTAAAATTCCTAGTTCTTTCTGTTTTTCCTGTCATTATAAATATATTCCCGTTAATCATCAATTGAAAGAAATATATTTAATATGTTCTACGAGTTTACGCTATAGAGTTCATCTTATCACGTTTAATGTGTTTATAGAGTTTATTCAATATAACCTTTTCTTTTGGAGTAGCCTTTTCATACTCATCTTCAAAAATAATTAAAATATTACATATCCACCTTATTGCTTTATTATAAGAAATACCTTTTTTGCTTTTTACTAATTGCATAATATCGAATGTTCCATCTGTCATAGAATTTTTTATCTTTTTTTCGATTACTTTATTTAGTAAAGAAATAGTTTCACTATCGCATTTTATTGTTGTTTTTGTCATTATAAAAGTAGATCTGCCGCTGCAATATTTTCCTCATGTGTATTTTGTTTAATTTCTGGTGCAATAGTATTAAATATATCTACTGCATCTTCAATTGTGTCAGAGTTTTCTAATAGATATGACCATAATTTGTGTGCTTTTTGTTCGTGTGTTTCGCTTGTAAATGGTACATCATCAATCAAAATTAATTCAAATAACGTAGAGAGATTAGAAGGTCCAGTACCTTTCGAAAATCCTGTAATTTCGAAATCTGTTCCAGCTTCCATTAAAAATGAAGAGACATGAGGAGAGATAATATTTTGGTAAGTATTTTGAGTAAGTGCAGAAAAATCTATGTTTCCCAAAGCAGAAGGGAAAAGATGAGTTATTATTGTACCATTATCCCCTTTCCCTGCAAGTAACTCAAAAGCAGTCAGGACTCCTGTGACTTCGGCTGGTATAGAATAAA